CATAAGGTTTTTGTTGTTTGATATACTCAAATATACGAAAAATATTTCACATTACCAAATATATTTGTATATATTTTATAAGTCGTTGATTATCAATGGGTTATAAAAGGTTGATTTTCAACGATTTATGAGGTTTTTTACAACAACTTGATTATCAATGAGTTATGAAAATGGGTATTTTAGGGCAAAAAATGTGCCCCGAAATGGCACTATCGGGGCACTATATAGAGATTATATGGGAGCACCAATAATAAAAAGTTAAATTAACTATACTGGCATTATTTAAGCTCCAATGTTTTAACAAACTTACGAAAAAAAATCTACATTTTCAACTTTTTTTTTAAAAGTTTTATACTTATATACATAAGAAATAATGATAAATATATTTGTTAATGTGGAATTTATTTCTTATATTTGAAACATCATTAATTAAAAAAGAGATTATATGGCAAAAAAAGAAAAGAAATCTTTCATTGTTTATCAAAGCTGGGAAGATGCATTTAATTTACTGACTGAAAAGGAAAAGTCACAATTTATTACAAATCTATTTTTATTTCATAGAGGAGAGGATATCATATTAGATACGCCTATGTTGTCTATGTTTTGGAAATCAATTGAGTTTAATTTAAAAAGAAATGTAGATGAATACGATATGAGAAGTATTACATCAGCAGAGAATGGAAGTAAGGGTGGTGCACCAAAAGGTAATAAGAATGCATCAAAACAACCTAAACAACCTAATCAACCTATTGATACTTTAGGTTCAACCTATTCAACCAAAAACAACCCTAATGACAATGACAATGACAATGACAATGACAATGACAATGATAATGATAATGTTAATATGAATGATAATGTAAATTCGAATATAAATGAGAATTTAAATGTAAATGACAAAGCTATAACTTATACTATTGCTAAAAAACTATTAGCTGACTTATGTGATTGGAGTTTATCATTTAGTATGTTTGAAGAAGCATTAGAAGAAATGAATAGTATTGGTTTCAGTAAGTTATGTATGATAGCACAACTACCTGAAACTGAAATAGCAAAAATAAAAGAATGTGTTAATATCAGAGTAGAACAACAAAATTAATTTGGAAATTATAAAAAATTTAAGTATATTATATTTATTAAAACAAAGATTATATGAAAAAATCAGACAAGAGTTGGGCAGAACGTCATAACGAAGCAATGCAAAAGTATAGAGCAAAGTATGCATATGTTCAGTTACCAAAAGAATTACACGCAGAATTAAAAGTTTATTGCGAACACCACGGATTTGTAATGTCCCGTTTCGTTACAAACCTTCTTAAAAAACACTTTAAATCACAATCATAATGGCAGATATAGAGATTAACAGGCACCCAGAATATTCCGATTACGGAGCAGATTTAGATGGAAATATTTATTCTTTTAAGTTTGGAAGAATCCGCTTAATAAGAGATGGCAAACATCCTAGAGGTTATCGTCAGTTTAGATTATCATTTGGTAGATATGATAGTAAAATGTATTTAGTTCACAGATTTGTTTATGAATGTTGGACTAAAGAAATCATAGATTCAGATTTACAATGTAATCATAATGACCATAACAAAACAAATAACGCATTCTATAACTTAAGCCTAATGACAGATGCTGAAAATAGAGAGCATAGAGAAGCAGCAGGTAGACCAACAGGCGGCGCCGCACATAAAAAATACAAATTAAAATATGGATATGAAATGGATTAAAATTGGTGATTACACCGAAGCTCTTATCCATGTCCTTTCATTAGGATTTGGTAAAAGGATTGCAAGTTGGATTGCAACCAGTTTAGGATATCAATCATGCGGCTGTTGCGAAAGAAAGCAGTGGTTGAATAGATTAACGGACAAGAGTTATGATGGAGAATGTAATATGTTAAAATTATAAAATGTATAACGAAGAAGAATATTTTAAATACACAAACAAACAAAAATTAAAAGTAAAACAAATGGAAGTAGTAAAAGGAAATTTAGATGGCTCAACAATGGTATCAGTTGACCCTAACGCAGTTTATTTAGTGGACTTTAGCAGAATGCAAAGAGTAGAAGATTTAATTACAATCCTTGCAGCAGTAGGATTTAGTTTCTCACCAAAGCATCCGCAGTTCCAAAACATTCAACACTTACTTGATTTGGGCAAACCTATTAGTATTGGTAATCCACAGGCAATAGTAGAAGAACAAAAGAAAGATATCAAATTACCTAAATTAAAAATGGTAAAGAAAGATGGAAAGTAATATAACTACAATTCCGCCAGAACATATTAATCGATATCATCCATATAACGAAGCGGAGTTTAATGAACTACAATTGATATTACAAAGTATCACAACACATATACCAAACGATAAGATGGGATGGATATGGTCAAACTATCTTAAGGTTACAAAGACAACCGAACCTCAACCATGCTCATGCGGCTCTGCTGCAGGACATTGGAGAAGAGCAGTAGAAGGATTGAGGGATTTTGTAACTAAAGTTCAGAATGTAAATGAATGAAGTAACAGGAAGCATACAAATAGAATGTAATAAAAGGTTAGATAACTTATATAGACAATCGCATGTATGGTTGTTGCAAGTAAGTTATAACATCTGCAAAAGCCGATTAGAAAGTGAAGACCTCGTAGGAGAGTTGTATCAATACCTTGCGGAAAAATGTAATCCTAATCTATACTTTGATAACTCATATAATCTAATGTATTGTATGAGATTCCTAAATAGCAGATGGATTAATAAAGTAAAGAGAGGAAAGAAGATACAATACTTTGAATCAATCCAATCGGAAGCATGTGATGAAGTATATGATGTAGAGCTAGATGAAGATATAATGAAAGCACATAGTCAAGTGCTAGAAGAAATAAAAAGATTAAAAAGGACAAAAGGATTCTCTTCAGCAATGATATATGAAATCTATTGGACATCAGATGATACACTGCAAGAAGTAGCAGATAAGATAGGAATAAGTAAGAGCACGGTATTTACACACCTAAAGAAAGTCCGTCAACATTTAAAATCCGTTATCCAAAACCCATTCCATTAATGCCAGGAATAAAACCACCAGGGACAGAAAGAACTAAAGGTAGCAAATCATCCATATATACATATATACGGCAGGATATCCGTTATATGGAAAGAGATGAATGGAGAGCATACTTTAGTAATAAGCTAGACGAATTAGCAGCGGACAAACTTATTTGGGATTGGTTAAATAAAGAAAGAAAATATGAGGGAGTATATAAGAATGGAGAATACCAACCGAAAAAGAAAAAGGGAAGACCATTTGACCGTAACCCAAATCTACCCGATACCCGAAACCTCAATTGGGATGAAATATAATTTACCTACAATACATTTAGATTGGAACTGGATTAAGGATAAGAAAATAACATTGGATGGAAATCAATGGGCAGGAATGCTTTACATTACGGATGAGGATGATAACATAATACAAATATATGCATATGAATTGGTGGAAAAGAAATAAAGATATAATCGTTTTAATGGTAGCATATCTCTTCAGCATTTGCTTATTATGTTGGTGGGCAAGGTATGTATCGCTTTAACTACAAAATCCATTCCTGTTGTTAAAAACAATAAATAACAAACATGCCATTCGTCAAAGGTAAAAGTGGAAATATAGCAGGTAGACCTAATGGTGCACTAAATAGAAGCACCGAACAGGCTAAACTTGCAGTGGCCCGATTAGCAAATCAGGGGTTGGATGCACTGCGCGAAGATATAGAGAAGATAAGAAAGCAAGACCCAATCGAAGCTGCAAAGATTTATCTTAAACTATTAGAATACATTGTGCCAAAGAAAGCAGCAATTGAATTAAGTGGTGAGATAAATCAAAGAATACAACAAATATCAGTAAACATACAGGATGGAACTGCAAATCAACACCTCAAAGACATATAGAGATATACAAAGCAGTAGAAGAATATGCATACTGCAAGGTGGAACTAGAAGCGGCAAATCATATTCAGCATTACAATGGTTGTTAGTCCGTGCACTATCTGAAGCGAACATAGTAATATCAATTGTCCGTAAATCATTTCCATCAATGCGTGTCTCTATTATGAGAGATTTTGTTGGCATACTTAAAGAGTTAGGCATATGGGATGAAAACCAATGGTCAGCAACCGAACACATCTATACATTTGATAATGGTAGTATGGTTGAGTTTATGAGTATTGATAGTTCGGAAAAGAGAAAAGGTAGTGCAAGAGATTATCTTTTTATTGATGAAGCAAATGAATTAAGTAGAGAAGATTACTTTCAGCTATTCATAAGAACAAGGAAGAAAACAATCATAGCATATAACCCATCATTCGGCACAAACAATTATATCTTTACTGAAATACAAACACACCCTGAAGCGGACTTATACATCAGCACATTCAAAGACAATCCGTATTTAGAAAAACAATTAATAGAAGAGATAGAAAGATTAAAAGATATCAACCCTGAATATTATAAGATTTATGGATTAGGTTTGCCAGGCAACAATGTAGGAACAATATTCTCAATAAACATAATAGAGGAAGTGCCGGAAGATGCAGAGTTTATTGCATTCGGTATGGACTTTGGATTTAGTGTAGACCCAACTGCTTTAGTAGCACTATGGAGAAAGGATAAGGATTTATACATTGAGGAATTAATATATCAGAAAGGAATGGTGACAAGCGATATAGCAAATCGTTTAAGAGAATTAGAAGTGGGCAGAGAAGAGATATGGGCAGATAGTGCGGAAGGCAGACTAATAGAAGAACTATACCGAAGCGGATTCAATATAAAGCCTGTAAAGAAAGGAAAGGATAGTATCAGAATGGGAATAGACTTAATGATGCAATACAGATTGAATGTTAAAAAGAATAGTGTTAATATAGTGAAAGAGTTTGGTGAGTATGTATGGATGGTAGATAAGAACGGCAACTTTGAGAATGTGCCAGTAGATTATTCAAACCATAGTATAGATGCAATCCGATATGTGTGTATGGAAAGATTAAACGCTAAAAAGATAAAAGCAGGAAACTACTCAATAACAATACGATGACATATACAAGCGAAGAAATAAAAGAACTCTTACTCTATGTTGCAGAAACACAAAGTATAAATGAGGAGTTAAGAGCAAAAATAATAGCAATGGATGCTATGTTAAAAAACGAAATGGCCAAAACAAAGAGATTATCACAACTAATAAAATTATATGAAGCAAACTCTTACAATTGAAATCCCAACTAGCTGGGGTGACATTACACTAAAGCAATACCTTACTATGCAATCTGAATTGGAAAATTACAGAGATGATGAAGAAGCGCAGATTGCTATTATGTTATTACACTTATGTAAAATACAACCACAATACTTAAAAG